TTTGGTCCGACCAAAAAACCATTGTTTTTTCTTCAATAGGGTTGTAACAAGCAGCCACATCTGACGATGTGTTGGTACCTGCGATCGCTAAAGGTGTGTTCACAGTTAGCGTGGTACCAGATATACTAAGCGTGACCGCGCTTAATTCGCTAGACGCATTTCTGTACACAACGAGCCCCACTCCGGCCGCCACGTCGTACACTACGGATGAGCGTACGGTAGAGGCAGCGACGACAGTCACCGCTGTTCCGTAGGTGATCGTTGTTCCAGAAGTTGTCACTACGACCGCTTTCAGGTGATTTGACGGCGAGCTTGTGTAAACTAGAATAGCTTGGTTGTTCGCAGTGTCGTAGCAAATAGAGGGTGCGCCTATGCCCGTAGGAACGTCTTCCTCTGGACCAATGTTAGGAGGCCCGAGGGGCGCGGTTACAGCAGACACTGTGCCGTCTGTGTTCAGAACCACAGCTTCACCAGCCGCGCTGATGGCACCGTCCGCTGTAAAGTCTAAAAACCCCTGCCCTGCGATAGACTGCCACTCTCCGCCGTAGTAGCCCTCAAAACTTCCCTCGTCACTGTTGTATCTAAGAAGACCGTTAGTTGGGCTGCCAGGACGCTGGGCAGAAGTACCTGCGGGAATGGTAGCCGCACCCGTGGCGCTGTTTCTAGGAACAGTCAAAGCTACTTCAGCGTATCCAGCTAGAGCGTGGTTCCCCCAGCTAAAGGCCGCGTTCCAGTTCGCTATCTCTAAGTTAGCCCCCGTCACGTTACCAACGGCAGTAATATCGTCCAACGCAATGAGCGCGCCAGCTACTTCCAGAGTGCTTTGCAGCTCCACCACGTCTACGACGTTAAGCGTACCTGAGATAGCGACGCCTGTAGCAGCAAACCCTATCTGATCAGCACCGTCAACGGATATTCTGATGTCGTTAAGCGCCGCTCTATAAAGACCGCTAGAAGGCTCATCGGTGAACTGTAACGCTGGCAAGGCCTCCGTACCGTTTATGAGTTTAAGTCGTGCTGTCATGCCGCCCGCCCCGCTACGGGAGAGGCTGTCAGTCAGCGCTGCTTCTACATCACCAAAGGTGCTGTTCGCCCAGGACGACTGAATAGGTGTGCCGGATACTACTGGGTTCCCTGGAGGAAGTGTGTAGTTACCCGAAGAGTCACGTGCCATCTTTCTTCTCCCTAGTCGCCAGCGTGTTGCGTAGCGCGTCTGCGTAAATAGATTCTATACTGTTTGTGATGCCACGGTTAGCTGCCGTGCGGCCCATCATAAAGTTCTGGACAGGCGCACTGGTGGCAACGCGTAGGCCCCCGATTGCACCTGCGTAGACGGGGGCTGTCATAATGGCTGCGCCTAGTCCTGTTTTACCTAGGTCTGCTATCTTGGATGCGCCCTTGTTGTAGGCTCTACGGCCGGACACTGTGGACTCTTCTAGCGCCTCGCCCATGACCTCAATAGCTGGGCTGGTGAGGCTGTAGAATGGCCTTGCGCTACCTTTTTCAGTGTACAAGTTCTTGGCCACGTTGTCCAGCTTTTTAGGGTCTAACTTCTCACCCTTAGTCATACGCTTGGCCACCTGAGCCAGCACCTTACGGTTCTGTGCAAGATTAGGGCTTTTACCCGTCAGTTGTAAGCCCCGCTCTACAGCCGCTACGAAGTCTCCCGTCTCTCGGAACAAGGGTACGACGTCTTCCGCTACCGCCTTTTTGAAGCCGCGTCGTAACACGCCCTCAGTCCAGTCTTCCATAGCTTTTTCTTGCATTTTGATGCTGCCGCCCCGTGCCAGCGGGAACATTGACAGTACGCTCTTATGAGGGTACTTCACAGGCCGTCCAGAAGCAGACTGCGCCACGGGTATCTTAGGCCGTGGGGCTCCAGTGCTCGCCACGGTGTCTGCGAACTCTTTAGCGGCGGTGGTTTCATCAAAGCCCTTGCCGAATTTGCGGCCCAGCGACCCTAAAGTTTTGTTCAAAACAGCGCCCGTGATAGCGCCCTCTTTGGCACCCGCCATACGGTCCCCAGGGTTCGCGGTAACAGCCCCCGCTAGGCCACCCTCTATGGCTGCTGTGGCGGCCCCTGCGGCCCCACCGCCCGTAGCCCGTGGTAACCTAGCCCCTAGCGCTTTGGGTAGCTTAGGCAGGCTCTTGAGCGCCTTAGCGCCCTTCAATACAGCCCCTGCGGGCGCGCTTATAGGTGCCAGCGCCGCCATCTCTCCAGCAAAAGACCCCACCGCCCCCGCGCCCGTGTCTAGCAGTGCCTCGTCTTCCTTCTTACGACGTGCTATAGTCTCATCGTCAACCAGCCCAACCATGTTCCCCACATTGCGGCCGATGTTGTGCATTCCCTGACCAACGCCTGCGAGCAGCCGTTGCCCTGTGCTCATGTCTGCTGTTGGATTTGCGCCCGCCAGCATTTCTTTCGTCTGCTCAGCGTCGTACGCCATGGCGGCGTCGTAGCGCTTCTGCTGTTTGTGGGCTTCTATGCGTTCAGCTAGTGTCACGGTTACATACCTCCAGCTAGAATAGCTTCACGCTCTCTAGGAGATAGCTGCATCAAATATTCACGTTGCTCTTCTGTGAGCTCTTCTAGTTCAGACGGGTCAACCCCCTGCGGGACGGGGGCAGGCGCACGTCCTGTAGCACGTTCTAATCCTGGGCGTCGTATACCTTCAGGCGCTTGCTGTACCTCTTGTGGCTGCTGAGTTTGCTGCCCCCAGCCCTCGGGAGCGTTCTCTACCAAAAAGTCACGACGTTCAGCTATATAGTCAGGGCTCCATCGTCTGGACTCGTAGTCATCAAGAAGCCGCTGGGTTCCGTTAGCGACAGAATTGTGGAGTTCATCCAGATACAAGCCAACTTGCTCAGAAGTAGATCCGGGGTTAATGTTGCTACCCTCAAACGAGCCCTGCTCATTTCTTGTGAGCGTTGCACCGAACATCTTGTGACGCTGTGGCAGCTTCCACGCACGGTCGTACTCACGGAACCACTGCTGCTTCCGGTTGTTGAAGTCAGCTTTTAAGTCTTCAACTTGCTCGCCAGTCAGTTTCTTACCGTCAGGAGCGGTCCAACTACCCTTCCCGTATGATTCAGGTCCACTGAAGTTAGTTTTTCCACCTGTCAAACTATCAGTGGTAGACTTCAAAAAGTCCATAGCCGCCTCGGTGGCTACAGGCTCATACGTGTACCCTTTCTGCTCCAGGCGGGCCAAGAAACCTGCACCACCGTTGTTCGCGTACGCAGGGTCCCATGACTGCTTGAGGCGTCGAATAGTCGCCAGTTCGTCCACGCCAGAGGACAGCTTTTCGCGTTCTGGTGAGGTCCCTATGTAATAGCCTTTGTCTATGCTCGTCTGGTACTGCTCGGCGTTACGCCGCTCTTTAGCGCGCTCTTTAGCGCGCTCCTTCGCAAGGGACTTACTAAGCCGCTCTTGTGACTCAGTGTTAATACGGTCTCTGCGGTCTTCACCCATCCGCCCGCCGACTGCAAAGGCGCTCTCCACCGCCCCCTGCCCCATGTCAGACACTTCGCCTATCTGACTGGTAGACAACATAGCCCCAGTCCCAGCCATTCCACGAAGCTGGTCAGCTACCGCCCTCTGGCGTTGGCCAGAGAGCTCTGTAGGGTCCATCTGCATCATGAAATCTAGCCTTGGATCTCTAGGCACTTGGTCTATCATGTCATGTGTACCCCACGTCTCTGGCGCTCAATCATAGCCCTTTGCTCTGGGGTCATAACTTGACCTGATGCTACGGGGCCAGCCTGAGCGCCCATAGGCTGCCCGCCGCCCCGTAGCTGCTGTGCCATAGCCCGAGCGCTGGCTTGCCTCGCAAGAGCGTCCTGTTGGTTTAGCGTTTCGGCTTCAGCGGCAGCGTTTTGCTCCATCTTGGCCCCGACAGCGTTGTTGGCGACATTAGCTAACGCTTCCAGCCCGTGCTGAGCCTTGTATATTCCGCCCTCAGAACGCCCGCCTTGCATCGGCCCACGCATACTGTCTGCCAACTGGCGCTGTCTACCTATCTCAACTCGTTTGCCCTTGTAGTCTTGGTACAGCGCCGCCAATTCCGGCTCTGAGAACTGTTGAGGGTCCTGACCTTGCTGCATCAACTGGTTAAGAAACGCGTAGTACTCTTTATCTTTAGTGGGTTCTTGTGGCATCATCCGAACAGCCCTCCTGTGTAGGCACTTATGCCCGCGTTAGTTAGACCCGTGAGGCCACCCATCAAGCCTTGTGAGTTCATCTGGTTAAAGTTGCCCTGATCCACAGCCCCCTGATAAATGGGCGCGGCCTGCGCGGCCGACGCACCTTGGAATCCAGGCATCTGTGGGCTGTTGACCTGTTGACCCGACATGGCAGCGTTAATCTCGTTGAGCGTCTGGTTGCGCATGAGCATGTTCTCAGAGATGTCCTGCTGTCGCAACATACTAGCGAGGTTAGCCTGTTGCATGGCCTGCCCGAAGTTCTGCTGATTAGCAGACTGTGCCTGTGAGAAGGCTTGCCCCGCCGCTTGGTTACCGAACGCAGCCGAACGGTCCATTTCACCCGTGGCGCGGTCTCTGGCCGTGCCCTGCATGTTGAATATGTTTTGTCGAGCAGAGTTGCCGAAATTAGCCTGCGCCTGTTGTTCCCCGAAGCCCTGCCCACGGAGGCTGGACTGTATGTTGAACAGGTTCTGGTTGGCCTCGTTTCCAAACCTGCCAGTGTCCATTTGCTCCCCGAAGGCTTGCCCACGGAGGCCTGATTGCATGTTGAACAGGTTGGCTTCACGGCTGTTGGTGTTGTTAGCGATTGCTTGTCGTTCACCGAACTGCTGTCCCCGTATACCAGACTCCATACTGTTAAGGTTAGTGAGCGCGTTGTTGGTGAAGTTGCCCATCGCTTGGCGCTCGCCGAACTGCTGGCCACGTAGCCCCGTTTCCATGTCGTACAGGTTACGTGAAGCGTTGTTAGCGAAGTTGCCTTGACGATCAGTCTCGCTGGTGCTCATGTTACGGAGTGTAGTGTCCTGACCGAATAGCTGCGCTTGCTCACCCATGCCTTGTCGTATGGCGTCGGCTTGTAGCTGTCCGTAGGCGTCAGTTTCCTGGCGGTCTACGCTTTGCATCTGAGACTTCCAAGCCGCGTCCTCTGGGCCAATGCCCTGATTGCGTAGCTTTATCTCTAGCTGCTGGCGCTTGCTGTCAAACTGTGGCTGTAAGCGACTCTGGCCTTTGCTGAACAACGCGTCTTCAGCTCTAGCGCGCAGCCGCTCAGGGTCTCCAACCTCTGGCGCGTTTGAATAGTTCAAACGTCGCTGCTGAGTGGGGTCACCTACACCTTGCAGACCTTGGTTGCTAATAGAGAGTTGTTGCTGCGGGGTGCTGAACCCCTGTAGCCCCTGATTGCTCAGGCCGCCTGACTGCCGTGGTCCGCCGATGCCCGGAAGCGGGTTACCGTCAACATCCGTTCGCTGTGAGGGCGCTTTGATGCCGCTGAGGCCTTGTGTGTTAATGCCCGCCTGTTGTGTAGGGGCTTGCACTCCCGGCGCACCTGAGTAGTTTTGAGCGCGTTGTAGCTGCTCAGGCAGGGTAAACTGCCCCGTAGGTGTAATGCCCGCCGGGCTAATGCCGCGCCAGTCCATAGGGGCACCGAGTTCACCACCAAGCCGACCCGTCAACATACCTGCTAAGTCAGTCCGCGCCCCCTGCATACTGACTTGCTTGTTCAGTATGTTCTGAAGCTCAGGTGTGAGTGACGTCACCTGATCCCACGCCGTGGTAGACTCACCGGTAGAAGGGTCTACCGTTGAGCTAGGGTTCCAAGTTGTGCTGCCGAACGGGCTGTACTGGTCGGGCCTGTTGGCAAAAGTTTGGTCCCGCACTACGTCACGGTTAGCGTCACCCTGAGCAACCGCTGCGCCTTGGTAGTCTGGTGAGTCTGATTTACCGCCCATTTCTATCTCCTAAAGAAGCTGCGAGCCACCAGCTGGACTGCCGCCAAAGTTACCCCAACCAGCTCCACCACCGAGCATGGCGGGGGCGTCTTGGTACCCAAAGTCATCCCCTCCGAACCCTACGCCTGCGAGCGGAGCAGCGTACCCGTTGCCCATGACCTCAACTTCTGGTAAGTCAGCCCATGACCAGTCAGGTGTCATGGACTGTAGCGGGTTGGCAGCGGCATCTTGCTTCGCTGTTTGTGCTGAGCGTTGCTGGTCTTGAAAGTTCTGCTCACCACGTAAAAGGTTGACAAACTGGTTGCGGTAAAAGTCCGTATTGCCACCCTCTACTTCGGGTATGCCCCACGGTGAGTCTTGTCCAGGCACGTACTTGTCAAAAGCGTAGTCATTAGGGTCAGTGCCACCACCGCCGAGCAGTGGAGGCGCTACATTGTTCCCAAAGCCCTCCCAATTCCACTCACGGCTGCCACCTTCCCTTGGCTCAAAAGGGTCTTCCTCTGTCCCTCCAGGTGTGAAGTTAGTGCCACGGCTCCACTCTCGCTTGACGTACCCTGAATTGTCAGGCTGTACAGTCAGGTCTACGCCCTCGTTACCCACAGGGTCATCTATTACTGGCGCACCCGTTGGCGTGTCGTACCTTTGGGTCCCCGTTTGACTCATTCTATTGTCAATAGGGATGCCTTGAGGCGTGGGCATGAGGTTGTTGAAGTACTCCAACGCGGCCTTCTCATCAAAACCAAAGCCGCCGCCATCTATGCCGAAAGCGCCCAGCTCATGTCTTATAGACTGTGCGTTGCGCCCTGTACGGTCTTTCTCACCATCCCAACCGATAGAGTCCAGATAGGCTTGTACGCTGTAATCTTGCGGCAAGCTCATTAGGCTACCTCCTTCTCTTTTTCTATGTTGCTGGACAGCCACCTACAATCTTCTTTGTCCATCCGCATTATAACATAGCCCACCCCAGCCTGAATAGTGTCAGGTATCCGGGCTACTTCGTGAAATCCTATGTGCTTGTTGAGCTTAAGCGCTTTGTGATTGTTGTCCGGTACAAGCCCGAAAAAACGCTTCCTACCCAGTGCTTCAAAAAAGTGGTCAGCGATAACAGTAAACAAGTTGTGACGTATAGCCAAAGGGTTGTCAACAGCAAGGTGTAGATTACAAGAGTCGACACCAAAGCTATCACCGATACAAAGGGCTGCGATCTTGTCACCATTATAAGCTACGATTCCTTGTGTGTCTTCACACAGTATGAGGTGAGTGCGGTCTTTCATCCACTTCCACTCTTCGGCAGTAGTCATGGGCTTGTACGTTATCACAGAAGCCCTCCACGAGTGTACATGGCGTCCCAGCCTAGAACCATTATACGGTTGTCTGCTGAACCGCGCATTTGCACCGCAAATATTCGACCTATACCAAGCTGCCCTCGGGGAAAGCTGAGCCCTTCTACGGAGGAGTCCCAATCAGCTGCGTCCCAAAGGGCGTCATCCCACAGCACTTCCGCGCTTATCCCAGAACCTCCAGGCGAGGTGATGGGGTCGTCTATCTCATAGTCGTAAACCACCTGCGTCTTGAAAGATGAGTTGCGGTTAAGCAGCCCCATTGTTCGTAGAAAGCCCACACGCTTAAACGTGCTGGAATTCTCAAGCTGTTGAAACGCAGTGAGTATTCTGTACGGTATTGCAACTCCAGAATCTTCCTCGCCAAGCTGTATGTTGTCTAGAGAGCCGTTGTACTGATAGACTTTTCCGGCGGCCCCACCGAGGTAGTACTCCCCGTTCAAAGTAGCCGCGCTCAGGGAAGGTACGCCCTCCCAGATGCCCCACGCCCGCGTCACCAAATTCTGGTTGTACTGGATCGAAGGTTCGCTAGGTCTTGGTGGAACCAGTATTTGCAGAAATCCATCGGCTGGGAATACTCTAACGGACCACTGACGTAGCCGCTTGTAAAGCCCAACGTCACGCCGCAGAAACTTGTTGATTTTAGCTGATGGACCAGCCCTAGGGTCGCTCGCTGCGATGCCCCCAAGCAACGAGCTCAATGACGCAAGGCCAAACGTGGACAGTATGTACATCTCCGCCCCGTGCTCAACCACCACGCGTCGACTGTTGGGTACCTCACCTATGAAGTAAGTACCTACGAGTGTCCACTCTGCAGTCGCAGGGTCCGACCCTCGGTACAGCGCCACGTCACCCCCACGGCTGAGCGCCACTAAGTAGTCGTCTACACCGTCACCACCATCTAGCGTCCAGTCGTACACCCCGACGAGGTCACCACCGTTTACGAACTTCGCACCAAACGTAAACTTCTCAAGCTGTCCTGCAATACTGGCGACAGGTAGGTACCACGCGTCGTCACTACCACGTAGTATGACCCATATTCTCAGCTTGTGGGCGGCTACGAACACCACGTCTTCTACAGGAAAGGCGACAGGGCCAGTTGCGTCAGGGTCATACGTCCACCCGCTGGGCCGCGCCCAAGTCTCCGTAAGATCTTCATATCGATAGATGCCGTTAGCTTCATCAGCTACGAACAGAAAGTGAAGACTGGCGTCGTTACTGAACTCACAAGACACCACGTAACCTGCGTCGTCACCGCTCTCAGAAAACGTGACCTCTGCGGTGGGGTTGTCCGTGCCAATCGTGGTTACGTCGTAAATGCCCTCTGCGTTGACCGCAAACAGCTTGCTCGTAGCGCCTGAAGCGTCCAGGGAGGTGTACGGCACCATGCCCCGAACGTCAGTGGTGCCCACATTTATCGCGTACTCAAGATAGCCCCTACGCAGCTCCAGGCCGTACTCACTGGGCATGAGGTTGTACGTGTATATACAGTCCGTAGGCGGCATGGCCGTGTATGAATCTACGGAGTTAATGCCACCGACACTGGGAGGTACTGATAATGACTGTACTGTAGGCTGGAAGCTCTGGCCTAAAGCACCAAGATTTCTACGATAGACCATAGCGGGTGTCTGGGGTGTTGTAGAATGAGTTTAACAAATGAACCCCTCCGCGTCCACGCCCTGCGTTCAAAATGGGCGCTCCAACACTCTGACCTACTATGGCCAGAAACATATTCTCAAACTCTAAGCGAGCACTACTGGAGTCAAAACCTTTGGCTTCAAGAAACTTGGCTTTTAAGAATTTCGTGACAAGAATAGACTCGTAAAGTACCGTGTCCCCGCCCTTTGTCGGTGCGTCCTTCAGCGTTTCCCCATCATCGTCCAGCACCCAATTGCGGCTGATGTAGTAAAAGCTGATGGGCACGCCATCGGGTGGAGGCTGTGGGTATACTCGCAGTTGTCCTTTGTAGATCTGAAAACTTACGTAGATAGACTGGCTGACTAGGTCACGCCCCTCCAGGTACGCCCAGTCTTGTGACGACAACGGCCCTGCTACACGGACGTCATTAAGACGGTCCCAGCCTGTTTGGTCAATCATGTAGGCAAAGTCAGAGGGAAGTGCGTAAACCCCTTCCGAAGCGTCAGTTGTGAACTCAAACTGTTCCTTGAGTATTTCCCACTGATTTAGACGTACTAGCTCACGACCCGCTGACTTTAGAAGGCCTCGCAACTGTACAAACGTGTCATCCAAGTCTGACACAGGGTCAGCTGATTCCGATAGCCCTATCTCTAGGGCTACGGTGTTTAGGATGTCGTTTACAGTTTCTTGACCAGACATTAGGCTGCCTCAGTGTCCTCTTCGTACTCTTCTTCTGGCTCAAACGTGCCGCCAGCTTCAATAGCCTCTAGGCGCGCTTTGAGGTCAGCTATGATCTCATTGGCTTGCTCAAGCTGGGCCAGGGACACAGGCTTGCCACCCGCGTCCAAGAAGGCTTTGGCGCGCTCCTTGAGCACGTTAATGCCCATGAAGCCTTGCGCGTTGCTGTCGCTGATGGTAGCTAGCTGCTCTACAGTGCGAACATTGAAGTAGCGCAGCTCTTCTACTTGGCTACGGGTGACCTCTGGCCACTCTTCCAGCAAAGTGCCGATAACTTCACCCTGCTCTTCACGAGCTTGGAACTTACGCCAATGCTCTGCGAACCGTGTTTTGTCCATCTGCATGGCGGGCCGCTCAATGATGTTGTCTTTGTTGCCGGGAGTCAGTATGCGGATGTACGCTGTATCTTCAAAAATCGGCCGTTTGGTCTCCCTAGACTTTATGCGGTTTAGACGCGGCTTGCTGAAAAACTTCACCAAGAGGCGCTCATCACCTATGTACCGATTTTCAGCGGTCTGGTTGTCCATGACGCGCTGTGTGAACTCTAAACTTACTTCTTCTGTCATAATTTAGCCCTTCCTACGTGAAAATGGGGGCTGGAGCCCCCTATTGTTACGCGACGACTACTTCGCCCCAAGCCCAAGTCCCGGTCGGTATGACTGCCCCCGTCCGGTTTAGAGCTCCAGTGCCTGCGTCAATTACCGCGTTGACTGCAATGTTTCCGTCTGCTTGCACGTAGGAAACTTCGTTGTTAAACTCTGCGGCATTGTCAGTAATGGTGATGTCGTCACCTGCCTGACCGATAGCCTGACTCTCTTGCAAAAGACGCTGATCGTCTGACCAGTCAGAGCTCTTAACGCCTGCTACGCCTGTGCTGATGCCAATTCCTGGCGAGTTGCTTCCTGGACGGTTCGCACCGTTTGTAAAGCTAGCGCCGGATACTGTTGCCCGCTGCCCGGATGGGGCGGCGAAGAACGTTGGCCTATTTGGGAATGCAATGCCTGTCATGATTATTCACCTCATTAAAAAAGGGGGGAGGTCCGACTCCCCCAAGGGCTACACATTAGGCGTTAGCGTCGTACCGACCCTGGAACTGAGCACCTGAACAAGTCAGGTTGCCAGCCCAAGCCAAGATCTGTACTTCAGCGTCTTGGTTGGTAGCGTAACGCCGATTAGGCGACAACGGCACCATATTACGAGCCGAGTGTGGGCGGTAGTGCATATACTTCGTGTTAAGGAAGAATGCTGTTCCGGCAGGGCAGAAGCCTCCGATACCACCGTCCAAGCACACATCAGCGTCCATGAACTTAATGGTTGGGAAGCCCAAGTTGCCGACCTCTGGAGAGGTAAAGCGCTGTTGAGCCTGCAAGCTGGCCATGTAGGCTTCCCATACGGTGTTATCGCATAGGATAAGGTCAGGGCGGTCAGCGCCACGAGTACACGCGGCCCATAGACCGTTCCAATCTACCTGGAGGGTGCTGGTGTTTGCAGAGTTTACAAACTGATTGCGCCAGAAAGTCCACGTAGCACGGTCAATGCCGCCGTAGGTGCCGCTCGTTGGGTCCAAAGGAACCGCAGCATTAAGGCCGTCAATCTCGTTACCACCGGAGCCAGTGCCGTCGCTGTATAACGCGCCACAAATGAGGTTCGTCAAAGTAGCTTCCGCCACTTCAATACGACTCTCCATGAGGTCAATCATACGCTCACGCCCAGCGTTCTGGAGCATTTCCAGACCAGACATGATGCAGGGCACCGCCGCTTGCTTGATGTTAAACTCTGCGGCGCTGATTACATCGCTGACGCCCACAGGCAGGATGTCGTACCCGCTGTAGAAGCCTGCGTTGCTGTTTTCAGCAAAGCTGAGCTCTTGAAGGATCTTTACACCGCCGCTAAAGGTTTTAATGCGGCCTCGCATGTCCATTTTCATTAGGAATGCGTTGTTCTTCGTTACGTTGTCCGCAATCTCTTTTGACCGGTTGTCAATCGTAGTTGCGATGATGTCACTGATGTTGGGGAATGCCATGATACTCTCCTGTTAGGTTCCCATGAAAAGATATTGTGCTGCATGGGGCGCGCTGCGCCTTGCCTATTACAGTGAGCCCTTGGACGACGCCTGGAGGGTTACTGTGGGAGAGCTTACATTTGGTGCGCCTGCGGGTGGCTGGGGTGCTATGAGGGCTCTATGCACTCATAGTAGCACCCCTAGCCCTCCGGTGCAAGCGCTAAACGCGCCCTGTTTCGTCAAAGGCGTTTTCAATGTACCCACGGAGGCCTTTATTAGACACCGAGGTTGTACGCCCTGCTGGACCACCTGATATAGAAGAGGCAGCACGACGCTTGTTATTCGACGATTGCTTACTTCTACGCCCCTCCATCACAGACCACACGCTAGGGTTCATGCGCACGGCACGGTCATAGGCCTCTTTCAGTGTTAAGCGCTCACCACGGTTGGCCGCCAGTTCAATGATGTCAGCCATGTCCATACGAACGTCAGAGTAGAACTCATTAGCAGGATCAGACTGGAACCTGGACAGTTCTGACTGAACCTCCTGCTGCTGGTTACGCTGTGTGTTCTGCTGGAACTGGTTGAGCAACGGCTGCATCGCCGCCTGTACGCGCATGTCTATATCGTCATTGGCGTTGTATTGCTGTCTGCCTTGCGGTTGCTCACCGACCAGTAAGCTGTCAAGCATCTCTATATCAATGCCGAAGCGTTGGATCATATTAGCGACAGTTTGTGTCTTCTGCTGCTGTGTCCCAAGCTGTAGTGACGCTCCCGCCTGCAACAGCCCTTGTATAGTGGGCTGTGCCCCACCATTAAGCGCAAACATTTGCTGGTACGGGCTTAGCGTCCTATCCATGGCGTCAGTACGCTTGGCTTTCTCAGCGTGGCGTTGAATGCCCACCGCAAAGTCACGCTCACGCTTCTTAAGCTCGTCACGGACGGGCTTAGGTAGCGTCTTCCAGTGCTCTCTGGTCGCAGCCCCCCAAGACTCCGGTGCTTTGTCGTCTATATCCGCTACCTTGTCTTTGTCGCCTTCTTTTGACTTGTCGGTGGTCTTGGCTTTACTCTTCGCCGCCACCTCCGCAGGTTCGTCACCTTCGTCATAATCAGCCTCGCTACTCGGGTCAGATTCACCCTCGTTTTCTACGATGTCTTGGGCAGCTTCCGCCTCTTCTTCGTACTCGGCTTCCACACCATCTTGGATGTCCGCATCTTCATTCTCCGATGCATCCCATGCGTCAGCTATGGCGTCACTTCTTGTTTTTGCAGTTTCACTTACCATTTTTTTCAGCCCTCACTATAAGTTCATGTATTTGCTGCTTTCTTTCGAAGCGCTCTTTCTCAGAGATTTCTCCCTTAAAGACTTTCTCTCTTTCTCTAGCCTTTCTGGCGTAATGCTCAGGTGAAAACTCAGAAGCCTGTACAACGCCATTTCGTTTGTTGTGCTCTTCGAGCTTGCGACGACTATCAATGACAGTACCATCAACAGGAGAAATAAACGGTACAACCTCATCGAATCTCTGAGCTCTGTCCCTAAATACCGCCGCTTCATCAATCGGTATCAGCTTGTGAGTTTCTGGATCTTGCCTCCACCTCGGCATTTTTATGTTCCTCTTCTTTTTCCTCCATGACCGCTGCATGGTCTAGCCCCATTTGCATCATCTTATTACGATGCTGTAACTGCTCTTCTTCTATGGCGTAGGCTGATTGAGCCTGCTCCTCACGTATAACGGCTTCAACTTTAGCCTGAAGCTCGCGCATAGTGTTCTGTAGCTCCATCTGCATTTGCTGGAGCTCGTTGGCGTGGTTGGTACGCTCCAGCTCCATGGCGTTCTGATGGTCGGCCATCTCCTGCGCCATGGCTGCCCGCGCTTTCTCTGCCTGTACCGCCATGTCGGCCTGAGCCTTGGCCTGTATCTTCTGCATCTCTTGCTGATGCTCCATCTGCGCCCGCTGCATCTCCATCTGCGCCCGCTCGGCTTCTGGGTCTGGCTTGTCTTCCTTAGGCTGCATGGCGGCTTCAATAGCTCGGTCCATCGTGCCCTCAAGATACTCGCTGCCTTTGAACCCAGCCATCGCCCACTTCAGCAGTTCTAGAAGTACAGGGAGGCTGTCTGGCATAACACTCACGGCCGCCTGCGCGGATTGAATGTATGTGGCCATCGCGTTTAGGAACTCAGTACGCTCAGCCTTAAGCTGCGCGTAGTCCACCATAGCGATAGACTCTGGCTTAATCTCAACGCGCCACTGGATGTCGGGGGACTTGATGAGCTCCAGCGCGGGGCCAATTTTGTCCCTGTCAGCCTCTGGAATGTACTCAGCTGATGATTGGTACACGATTGTTTTAGGTTCGTAATGCTTGCCTATCACTTCTGCCTTGAGGGCGTCAAGATCACTGGCAAACCGCGCAAACTCTTCCTGAAGTGCTTGTACGCGAATGCTACCAAACTTCGCCTTTAGCTGTTGGGTGCCATCACTCGTGTATTCCTCGGTGTTGGCCCCTCGTAAGATGTCTGACATACCTGTGACCTGATAAAGCTGGTCTACGGTGTCCGCTAGCACCTGCCGCAGCGTCTGTAGCACGCCTACGATCTCTTGTACGGGGAACCAGTCAATAACTCCCTGTAATCCGCCTTTTTCAGCGAACATAGCCCAGTTATCCACGGGAATAAGTTGATTTTCCACGCCCTCCGACAACATACGCCCCACACTGTCTCCAGCGCTCTTGTCATACACTCCTACGACCTTAACAGCCTCGGTTATGATGCTAATTCTCGTCGCCAGTATGTCAACTAGGTTGTAAAGGTCCTGCGCAATGACAAAATCCGCCTTTGGCATGAACAAACTGGTCGTAATGTTGGCAGTCATGGGGCGCGGGCACGGCCAGAAGCCCTCTAGCTCCAGCGGGTCCTCCTTTTCGTCCAGTATAGTGTCCATGCCGCTGGACCACCAGTACACCTTCTTCGTCTGCTTGTCCCAAAACTCCCAAATTTCGGCTTTTTGAGTGTTGTTCTTCTGGTCTGCGTCAATGTGGTCGGTGTCACTCTTGTCGCCTGACGGTAGTTGGTTCTTGTACTCCAGTTTCTCAGCTACGTCAGCACCAAACCGCGCCTCAGACTCATCTTTGTCCATCCACGCGCGAAACCCAAGCCAAGGCATCTCAGACCACGTACGGCACCATCCCCACGCTACGTCTTGCCAGTGTACGTACTCCGGCCTCGCGTTCTCGTACGCAAGCTGCTCCTGTATCTGAACCTCTTGAACCCCTGTCTCAGGGTTCATTACGATGGTCTCCATCTCTTCAAACTCAGCCGCGTAGACAATGCGCGCAAGGCCCAGTCCGGGGAGGAGTCTATCTTGAAGCGCGGCTTTTAACGTCGTAGCAACGTCAGTGTCCATAGTCCGCACGTCGTTGTCCAAGATGCGCTTGAGCAGCATCGCTGCCACGCGGGCCACGTCGTCATCAGGGTCAGCATGGTCACGCTTAACCTCAATCTTCGGAACCCGCCCGTACAGCATAGACTGTAGCGTCGTTATGTTGGTGTGAAACAGGTTGACACGCGATACTATGGACTTATCTTGTATGTCCTCGTTTTCACGGGTGTCAAGAAAGCGGTTGTTGACCTTGTTACCCTGCTTGCGAAACTTCCGAAGGCGCTTGTCCGACGCTGTCTTTTCTTTAGTCCAGTACTTCTGTAACTCACGCGGGCTCTTGCCCGTGGGCTGGTCTTGGTCATCAGATCCTGATAATTCTGCTTCGCCAATCGCCATCATCTTTCTCCTTCCAGAGGTCATTCAGTGTATACGGCTCTTGATACCGCTCAAGAGGCGTTTGTGTGTCAACCTCTGCTAATTCCATGTCATCCTGTACCACGAGGGCTAAGTACCTAAACCCGTCAGCTCCGTGGCTTGACCAGTCGTGTTGCGCTTGGTCACTGTAAGCCTTCAGTACTGAGTTGTACTTCCGCTTGTGGTGTTGCAGAGCGTTGATGCCCTGTTTGCACATAACTTCGTCAAACTTACACTGCGGGAGGACTTTCCGTGCTGCGTCTATTCCGTGCTGCTTACTCAGCTGTGGTATCTTCTCTACCCGCCAGCGTTGGTCTACCCACTCCATGAACTGCTGGATGGTAGACTTCTTCGTTGCCAGCGTCTTAGCCACGGCGTCGTGTGGCAGCCACATCGTGTCGTACCCGTAAGGCTTCGCATCCAAGTACGTGAAGTAGTAATCTAGGTCTTTGCTGTCGGCTTCGTGGTAGTCTATGACGCGTGGCCCTGCGCCCGGAATACTCTGCCAGAACCACATCGCAGTGCTGTCCGTCCTACCAAGGTCCATTGCCACTGACACAGGGTAGGTGGGAGTGTAGGGCACCGTACCGAGTAGGTCATTGTTGTTAAAGATGTCGTTGTAATAAGAACCCTTAACGGAGGCGTCAAAGCTGCACTCAAACTCTTGCTGGTAGCTGGCCTCTTCCTGAATGCCACGCACTTCAGCTAGGTCGTCTTTGTTAAGTAGTCCGGACTCACTGGCCCTTAGTATTAGACTGAACCAGTTGGCCTCTCTCTGAGCGCGCTGGTAAATGTCGTAGAAGTAGTTCTTGCCTTTCGGCGTGCCGATGAACACGGCCCAGCCTCGTCGGTCAGTTAGTGCAGGGAGTATGACATCGGCCCACAGCCCTGGACGCATATCTCCCGCTTCGTCGAGTATAACACCATCCAGGTATAGTCCGCGTAGAGCATCAGGGTTGTCAGCTCCATAGAGTGTAATCCACGATCCATTAATGAGCTCCACACGTAACTGGGACTCTCTAATCTTAACGACTCCGCTTCCTGCGAAGTCTTTGAGATATTGCCAAGCGACATCCTTCGCTTGCCGAAAAAACGGAGCGACATAAGCATACCTCGCGTTTTTCTTTTTAGTGTAGAGCGCCTTGGCGATCATGTCGTTTATCACCCCCACGGTCTTACCCGCGCGGCGGTGGCAGACTAGGCAGGCGAAACGCTCCTCACGAGCGTGAAAGGGCTGGAAAAATTCCCTAGGCTCGTAAGTGAACGTTAACTCAGTCATTCGGGGCGCGGCACCTCGTCGCCATTCTCATCTAGCCACGGCTCTTGCACGGGGTCTTCGTTCTCGTCCCAGTCGTCTTGCCATTCCGCTCCCGTTACGAGACAGCGGTAAAAAGAGTCACCTGCGGCGATGGCGGGGGACTTAACGTGCGCGGGGGTGGTGTGTTCAGTCATTACATTCTCCCTGTTTCAAGCCAGTCTACGTACTTCTGTTGACGTTTGGTGTAGCCGCCGCCCTGCTTGGCGATACTCTTTGCCTTACACTCCAGCGACTTGTATTGCGCCTTGCCGCATGAGCTGTGCCCGTGGGGCTTGGAAAATGTCATAGCGGTGGAGGCCATCAGGCCGCTACTGGCCTGCTGTCCTGTGAGCTGCCGCTTGGTCTTCTGTGCTCGGCCTGCCAGGGACCGCGCCCTGCGGGCTAGCAGCCCGCCTGCTCGTTTTGCTAGTGATCCTAAGAACATAGTGCTACCTCACTCGTCTAACTTACTGGGGGCCACGGCGTGGTGTATAGTGACCTCGCCGTCGTGTAGGTGGACTGACTCTTTGGGGAGAAGCCGTCCAAAGATGCGCATGAAGTCGCTGTAGTTCTCGTCCGCCCACATGGCCAATCGGGGGACGCCCCCAACCATCTCAAAGGAGGTGAGAAAAGCGTTGGCTACTTCCTCACGGTTGACCCTACGGTTCTTAATTTTAGCGGGGAGCTGTATTTGTGAGTCAGTCTGTTCGGCAGCTACGTCGTTGAGCCGCTGTTGCCAAGTGCTGATGTCTATGATCTCAGCTTCTACTACTTGCGCATCTTCTTTCATTTACTCATAGTAACAGGGGGCGCGGTACTTGGCAATAGCCCCACGCGTCAAGCGTCAAGCCCCCTACTCCAAGCCCTGAGCTCCAAGCCCCGAGCTCCAAGCCCCGAGCCCTCCGTGGCTCAGGGCTTCTGAAATTCAGAAAAAATCTACGGATGAATGGGACGGCAAAAAAATTTTTTTATTTTAAATCGTCGGGCGGGGTACTTGGCACGGGGCTTGCTAGGGCAAAACCCGTGCCAAGTTGCTATACGGTGCTAGTTGGCACGGTGCTTGCTAGGGCAAACACCGTGCCAAGTTGCTAGGCTGTGGGCTGCCAAGCAACACCCAACGTGCGCACTACATGCCGCCATGCGCTGTTAGCCTTGGGCCGTGCTGCCGGCCATGGGGCACAGTGCGCCTGTACTTGGGCCGCGGTAACAGCCTTGCCGTGCTGTGCTTGGGCCGCCGTAAAGGCTGCCTGTATTACGGCATAAGCGCTAGTGTACTTGGCACCCATGCTGGGCTGTGCGGGGCACAGTACTACGGGCAGTGCGCCGCTTGGTATGCCCACGCTTGGCGTAACACCCAACGTGCGCGGGGTGGCAAACATGGCCGTGCTTGCCGCTACGTTGCTGGGCTGCCCTTGTTGGTTAAGCTGGCCATGGCACACAAAGCCATTGGGCAGTGTTGGGTAGGTGCGCGTGCTGGCTACGGGTGCCGCTTGCTTGGTGGCTTGGCCACGCTTGGCAGTGTTGGGGGTTGCTTGCTTGGTGCTTGCCTTTACTTGTGCCATGGTAAGTTACCTTTGGTTTATGCCCCGCATAATTGCTTGGCATGTATATATAGTAGGGTATAGCACTACGTAGCGCAAGTATTTAGCAAAATAAATAATGGTATTATTACCATTTATTTATGTTGCATGTTGACCCACCTACGTGCTAGGCGTTTGGCACTTAGCCCGCGTTTGCCTAGCACACCGCACCCCGGTTTAGCAAGTTATTTATTTTTTATTTTTGCTTGCCTTTTGCGCACATTTGTGCTAAGCGTGACGAGCCCCGACGAGCCCCGACGAGCCCCGAGCCCGCAGGGCGGAGACCGGGACGCTGAGTACCTCGTTGGGAAATTCGATGAACTCCATTTTCCTCTATGACTCTGGGGACTCAGGACTCAGGACTCGGTGGCCTCGGCAGAGTCCTGAGGGCACAGAGCGTGAGTGTAAAGACTTCGTTGGTAAATTCGATACACTCCATTTTCTGCCCTCGGTGCTCAGTCTGTGGATCTGGGGGCTCCGTACTCGGGGCTCCGTACTCGGGGCTTGGGGCTCGGGGCTGGAGGCTGGGGGCTCCGCCCGCCGCACGGAGGAGTCCCCATTTGTGAGGTTTTACGGAGGGCGTGGCCTCTTGATTGGGGGCGTGGAGCGGAGGGCGCGGAGGGCGCGGAGCGGAGGGCGCGGAGGGCGCGGAGCGGAGGGCGCGGAGGGCGTGGAGTCTTAGACTGCACTAAAACTTCGGGAAGCTGTAAGGTAAAATCGCCCTGTACCCCCGTGTACCGCCATAATTACCCTAACTTTGTGGCCACATATACCATATATATAATAATATCAATTAGTAGTTATAATAGGGTACAATAGGGTACACGGTACAAATCCCCTAAGTAAAACAAGCACTTAGCTGGAAGCTAACGAATGCAAACAATAGGCTATCAATAGGTTACAAACAAGGCTATCAATAGGTTACACCACCCTTAACAACGAGTGTATAGTTCCCACTAAGGAGTGTAAACAGGCTAACATCCCGTTTTAACGGGGTACAATACCCTACTAAACCTCAGTGTGAGGTACATAGACACCCCCCGTACCCCCCTTAGGGTACACCCAAAATCATTACTGCACGGGCCTTGCTATCATACTAGTCTTGGGTAAAGTAGGGGTTGTGGGGGCAATAATGCCGGCCCATTACGGAGCTACAAAAATGACAATACATGACATAGCAAAGTTCACAGAAGAATGGCGTACGGCGCAGGGTAACCGGCCCGCTGGTAGAGTTGTGAAGTGCGGAGAACTAGCCCTCACGCAGTGGTACGTAGACCTGGATGACCAAGCTGGGGTGTATGACATTGTGCACTACACAGGTGGTGAAGCCTACATGGTATACGCCGACCTGGACACCAGCAACCGTGACGAGGCTGAGCTAGCAGTGCTGGCCCTGAACACACTCAGCCCGCCGCTAACATTCACCCACTACCGCACCTGGGAGGGCTAACGACATGACAACAATACAACAAGCAGCAGACACTATAGCCTACTGGGCAGACTACCTAGCCGATCACCAGGAGGAGTCTGAGTCCATGGGGCTAAGCACCTTCAACATACTGACACTGCAGGGTTGGCAACCGCGGAGCTACACAATAGACAACACCACATACCACGAGGTTTACCACACCCTCCCCGCGCCGGAAGGTACGGTAGTAATACAGAACGGTTACACCACCCAAGGGGATGCGCAAATAGTGGCAGACATACTAAACCACCTTAGCCCCGCGCTCACGTACACACTATACAATGAGGAGGGCTAAGGCCATGAAAACAATATCATTTGGTACCGTGACACACGCTGGTAAGTCCTACGCTTACGCTCTGGGCTGGTCAAGCAATATCATTGGCGGGCGGTGTCCATACAGCCCCACTGACAACCCGCGCACCCATGCGGACTTTATGCAGGGAAAAGCGGACGGCGCAGCCCACGCCGCCAAGGTCATAGATGAGTTTATGGCAACCCGAGGGCCAAGCGCATGAAAACTAGAAAAAGCTAT